CACAAATTGCGTCAACTTTAAAATCATTAACCACAGATACAAGAGTAAGGGCTAGTGTATTCTATACTATGTATGTAAATGGGGTTAAAGAAAATCAATTTGTTGGTTACAATTACAATTTTGCGGGAGCACCGTTAGGTGGATATCTATATGACAATATAAATTATGGTGGACTTAAGACATATTTTAACGGAACTTATTTCTGTATGAACGATGGTTATTACTCAAGACCATATGCATCTTTTGATAACCTACAAAATTTTATGAGTTTTATGGTTGATTACTATAAAACAAAAGTGGACTTATTTAATTCCGCTTGGAATAGTGGAACACTTACATACGAGAACTATCCATCAACTATGGCGGCAATTTTAATTGATTTTTGGCCTTACCCTCGTTTTGGGACAAATTTACAAAACAATAAACAATTAGATGATTGGTTTAAAAATAATGAAAGTAAAGCTGAAGACTTAACAATTAAGGCAACTGAAACTTTATCTATTATGAAAACAAATAATCTTTTGTAATGAACAGATATTTATAAGAAAAGAATTTTTATGAGCGTTAAAACTATTTTAGACAATTATTTGGGTAAAAATACCAAATACTCCGAAAGACCAAATGGTGACGGAACATCACAAGTTTGTGATTTAGAAACTGGAGATTGTTATACTGTGAGTGTAAAAGACGGTTTGATTGAAAGATTTGACAACACAAAAAAAGTTAACAGAAGAGTCCAAGTTGAAACCCCTATGGGTGTTAAACAATTATTAAACGGATAACAAAAAATGAAAACTGACGAAAGAATATTATCGGAAATTAAAAGATATAACTCCATTAACAACTATATAATGGAACAGGATGCATTAGATGCTCCTGACTTAGGTGCGGAACCGACACCGGCTCCTGATTTAGGTGGTGCACCTGCGGATGCTCCTGTTGCGACACCTGCAGATACAACACCAACAGTGATTGATGTGGAGACTGATACCGATGTTGAAAAAATTAATAGTAAAGGTGAATCCGAAAAAATAGAATCAGGTACTGAAGAATTAGACATCACTGATTTGGTTGATAGCCAAAAGAAAATTGAAACCAAACAAGAAGAGTATTTTCAAAACTTATTTGGTCAGTTGGAAACTTTACAATCTAAATTAGGTGAAATGGACGGGTTAGTTCAAAAACTAAACGACATTGAGACTAAACTTGAAAAATACAGACAAAAGACTCCTGAAGAAAAGTTGGAGTTAAGAAGTTTGGATTCAGGTCCATATAATCAAAAACTGACAGACTATTTTTCAGACAAACTTCCTGAAATGGAAAAACAGGGTAAGGAGTATGTCTTAACAAGTGATGACGTACAAAGTTTCTCACCAAATGAAATCAAAAAAACATTTGCTGCGGAACTCCCCTCAATGAACACGAGAAACTATAACAACTAAAATAAAGGAAGGGGATGAAAATCCCCTTTTTTATTCCTATCTTTGAAAACACCTTGACGAAAAAACTAAATTGGCGATTTGACAAACGAGAAATTAACAACTATAATTTATAAAAACTAAAAACAAATTTTATTATGACAAATGTATTAGATGCAGTATTGGCGCAGTATGAAAAGAACACAGCGAACTTTGGCGAAGACAGAATGACACAAGAAGAAAGAATGAAAAAGTATTTCGCTTGTATCCTTTTGGACAATGAATCACAAGGACAACGTAAAGTACGTATCCTTCCAACTAAAGATGGTAGTTCACCTTTTAAAGAAGTGTGGTACCATGAAATTCAAATCGACGGGAAATGGACAAAATTGTATGACCCGGGTAAAAATGACAACGAACGTTCACCTTTAACTGAGGTTTATGAAGAGTTGGTATCAACAGGTAAAGAATCTGACAAAGAATTAGCAAAACAATACAGGTCACGTAAGTTTTACATCGTAAAAGTTATTGACCGTGACAAAGAACACGAAGGTGTTAAGTTTTGGAGATTCAAAGACAACTATAAAAAAGACGGAGTGTTGGATAAAATTATTCCAATTTGGAGGGCTAAAGGTGACATCACCGACGCTAACACAGGTAGAGACCTTATCATCCAACTCCAAAAATCAAAAACAAATGCGGGTAAAGCATACACTTCAATTCAAACAGTGATGCACGACGACCCATCTCCACTACACTCAGATGCTGAGATTATGAAGTCTTGGTTGGAAGATGACTTGGTGTGGGGTGACGTATATTCTAAGAAACCCGTAGAATACTTAGAAGCAATTTCACGTGGTGAAGTTCCAAAGTGGAACCCTGAAACTCAAAAGTGGGTTTATGGTGATGAGGCAATCATGACTATGGGTGGAAACAAAGAAATGAAAAATTCTTATTCAGACCCACAAGCAGGAGCAGAACCTGACGAAGATTTACCATTCTAATTATATATTGAGCATGGACACTTACATAGACATAGTGTCCATGCTCTTTATTTTTAATAAAAAAAACAAACGTATATATAATGGCAATTAAGAAAAAAGAATTTGGAGATATTAAGAAACAGTTTTCTTCCTCCGCAAAATATAAACCACAAAGATTTCTTGACTTAGGAAAAGATTTCTTGGATGCAGTTGGATTACCTGGTCCTGCTATTGGTCATTTAAATATGTTCTTGGGACACTCAGATACAGGTAAAACAACCGCAGCGGTTAAATCAGCGGTTGCCGCTCAGAAAATGGGTGTACTTCCCGTGTTTATTATTACCGAACAAAAATGGAGTTTTGAACACGCAAAACTTATGGGTTTTGAGTGTGATGAGATTATTGATGAGGAAACAGGTGAAGCTGATTGGGACGGATTTTACATATTCAACAACAACTTCAGCTACATTGAACAGATTACTGATTACATCAATAGCTTATTAGATGCTCAAGAAAAAGGTGAATTGGATTACAGTTTATGTTTTATTTGGGATTCTGTAGGTTCAGTTCCTTGTAAGATGACTTACGAAGGTAAAGGAGGTAAACAACACAACGCAGCGGTTCTTGCCGACAAAATTGGTATGGGTATCAACCAAAGAATTTCAGGTTCCCGTAAAGCGGATTCAAAACATGAAAATACGTTGATTGTTATCAATCAACCTTGGGTTGAATTACCTGACAATCCATTTGGTCAACCAAAAATTAAGGCAAAAGGTGGTGAAGCGATTTGGTTAAACTCATCTTTGGTATTTTTGTTTGGTAATCAAAAAGGTGCGGGAACAAACAAAATTTCCGCAACAAAAGACAAAAGAACTGTTAAATTTGCCATCCGTACAAAAGTTTCTGTTATGAAAAACCACATCAATGGTTTGGGTTATGAAGATGGTAAAATTATTGTAACACCACATGGATTCTTGGCAGGTAAAGATGCGTCTGAAGAGAAAACATCTATTGAGGCTTACAAGAAAGAATATGCTGAGTATTGGAATCAAATCATTGGTTTGGACGGAGATTTTGATTTGAAAGAAGAAGTTGAACAAGCATAAAAATATTATAGTGGAAAAGACCTTATTAGTTGATGGAGACAACTTATTTAAAATTGGATTTCATGGTGTTAAAGATTATTATCACAATGGGAATCACATTGGAGGTCTTTTCCATTTTATCAATGCTCTCCGTAGGCACTTAGACGAAAATAATTTTGATAAAGTTTTAGTGTTTTGGGATGGACCTGAAAACTCCGTAGTAAGACAAAAAATATATCCCAACTACAAACAAAATCGTAGAACATCTCTCAACGAATTCCAAAAGGACAATTATTATTGGCAAAAAAACAAGGTTAAAAAATACCTTGAAGAAATGTTTGTTAGACAAGTTGAATTTGAACAATGTGAAGCCGATGATTTGGTTGCTCAATATTGTTTAATTGCTCCAAATGAGAAGAAGACAATATTCTCATCAGACAAAGATTACTTACAACTTGTTGATGAAAATACAACGGTATATGCACCAATAGCCAAAATTTATTATAGGTCAGGTGATAAAGTAAAAATATTTGAATATGAAATACCTGTTACTAATGTTCTGACTTACAAAATTTTAACAGGTGACAAATCGGACAACATTGCAGGTATCTATGGATTAGGTGAAAAGAAACTTATTAAATTCTTTCCTGAATTACTTGACGAAACCGTTTCTATTGATGATATTTTAACCAAGGCAGAACTTTTAATAAAGGAGGATAAAGACAACAAGACACTTCAAAATCTCTTAACGGGAAAAACTAAAGAAGGGATATTTGGAAATGAATATTTTCAGATTAACAAACAAATTGTTGACCTCAAAAACCCACTACTAACAGACGAAGCTAAAGATATGGTTCAGGATTACTGTACCGAATCTTTAGACCCCGACGGAAGGGGTTACAAGAACCTTATCAGAATGATGACTGATGATGGTCTCTTTAAATACCTACCCAAGTCAGATAATGCTTGGGTATATTTCATCACACCATTTTTGAAACTAACAAGAAAAGAAAAAAGAAAACACACACAAAACAAAAAATAATATGAAAGAACAAGATTCAGTAAAATTAGAATTTTTGATTACGTTAAACAATAACATTGTTATCCAACGTTTCTTCAATGTCAAAAACTACAACAATGACGCAAAAAATTCTCTAAACCTATATTGGTATTTAAGAGAATTTGCCGAAATGTTTGCGTATGACCTAAAAATGAAAACAGTTGTCTACATGATGGATAATCAAGATGAAATCATGGAAGACGCATCGGTCTTGTCAACTTCAATGACTGAAGGTGACGAAGTGTTTAACATTTATTTAAAGGTTGGTGATATGACAATTTGTCAGAGACAGATTGATGCAAAAATCTACCCACCTAAAATAAGATACACCGTAGACATACGTCCGCAAGTAAAAACCGTATTAAAGGATTTGACTGACATTTTTTCAGACGATAATTTAATTTACACTTACCACGGAATTAGTTTAGTTGGGTAATATTTATCAAATCCAAGAGGAGAATAAATTATGTCAATGCAGAGAAATTTTGAGTATTTAGGTCAGTCATTTCAGTTACAGTTATTAAACCAAATTATAGTAGATAAAGATTTCACACATTCAATTATAGACGTAATCGAACCCTCCCATTTTGAAAACAAGTATTTCAAAACCATATTACAGATGGTGAAGGAGTATTATACAAAATACTCTTGTTCACCATCATTTGAAACTTTAGAACAGATTTCTAAAAGTGAATTCCCACAAGAAATGATGTTGAGAATTTTGATGGACACCATCAAACAAATTCAAAACGCACCATTTGAAGGGGCTTCATTTGTTCAAGACAAAGCTTTGAAATTCTGTAAACAACAAGAACTTCAAAAGGTAATGACTAAAGCACAAAAGATTATTGATGCTGGTGAGTTTGAAAGTTACGACAAGTTGGAGGAATTAGTTAGAGCGGCACTCCAAGTAGGTGAAAGAGACGGACATAACAATGACGTTTTCCATAACTTAGATGACGTTCTAAACGACGATTTTAGACACCCGATACCAATTGGTATTGCGGGTATTGATAAACTCTTAAAAGGTGGTTTGGCAAAAGGTGAAATTGGTGTGATATTGGCACCAACGGGTGTGGGTAAAACCACAATTCTTACAAAGATAGCCAATACCGCTTTTAATGTGGGATACAACGTTCTTCAAATCTTTTTTGAAGACAATCCAAAAGTTATCCAAAGAAAACATTTTACCATATGGACAGGTATTGCTCCTGATAACTTGGCGGAAAACAGAGAAGAAGTTATTGAAAAAGTAAGAGAAATTGAGGGTAGTATGCCCAACAGATTAATTTTACAAAAAGAAGCTTCAGATACTTTGACAATGAACCAAATCAAAAACAAAGTAAGAAAAATGATTGCCGATGGAGTTAAGATTGATTTAATTCTTATTGACTATATTGATTGTATAGTTCCCGACAGGAACTTAGGGGACGAGTGGAAAAGTGAAGGTTCTGTAATGAGAGGGTTTGAGGCTATGTGTCACGAGTTGAATCTCGCTGGTTGGACAGCGACTCAAGGAAACAGAAGTTCCATATCTTCAGAAGTTGTAACCACCGACCAAATGGGAGGTTCAATCAAGAAGGCACAAGTAGGACACGTTATTATATCAGTGGCAAAAACCCTTCAACAGAAAGAAATGAAACTCGCAACAATCGCAATTACAAAATCTCGATTGGGTCCGGACGGGATTATCTTTGAAAACTGTAAGTTCAATAACGAGTTAATTGAAATTGATACCGAAAGTTCTGTGACCTTCTTAGGTTTCCAAGAAACCAAAGAACAACAAAAAAGTGATAGAATTAAGGAACTTATGGAAAGAAGAAAACAAAGAGAAACAGGACCACAAACTCAAGAAATACTTTAAACTAATAAAAAAAAATAATAAATTTAAAAAAATGGACGCATCACAAAAGATATTGTCAGACCTAACTGTCTACATGAAGTACGCAAAATTCACTCCTGAGTTGGAAAGAAGAGAAACTTGGAAAGAATTGGTAACAAGAAACATGAACATGCACATCAAAAAATACCCCCACATTGCAAGTGAAATTGTGGAGGTGTATAAGTATGTGTACGATAAAAAAGTATTACCTTCAATGAGGTCAATGCAATTTGGTGGTAAACCAATTGAGATTTCTCCAAACAGAATCTACAACTGTGCTTACCTTCCTATTGACCACTTGGATGCATTCTCAGAAACAATGTTCTTGTTGTTGGGTGGAACTGGTGTTGGATACTCAGTTCAAAAACACCACGTAGAAAAACTTCCTGAAATTAGAAAACCTAACCCAAATAGAACAAGAAGATTCTTGGTTGGTGATTCTATTGAAGGTTGGGCTGACGCAATTAAAGTATTAATGAAATCTTACTTTGGTGAAAACTTGTCAACACCTGAATTTGATTTTTCAGATGTTAGACCAAAAGGGGCTCAACTTGTAACATCAGGTGGTAAGGCGCCAGGTCCTCAACCTTTGAAAGATTGTATTCACAAATTGAAAGGTATGTTGGATGCTAAAGAAGATGGTGAAAAATTATCACCGATTGAAGTACACGACATGGTATGTCACATTGCAGACGCAGTTCTTGCGGGTGGTATTCGTAGAGCGGCTTTGATTTCATTGTTCTCGGCAGATGATAATGACATGATTGCTTGTAAGTCAGGTGCTTGGTGGGAAACAAACCCACAAAGAGGTAGAGCAAATAATTCCGCAACTTTGGTTAGACACAAAATCACAAAAGATTTCTTTATGGACTTGTGGAAACGTGTTGAAGCGTCAGGAGCGGGGGAACCTGGTATCTACTTTACAAACGATAAAGATTGGGGAACAAACCCATGTTGTGAAATCGCACTTAGACCAAATCAGTTTTGTAACTTGTGTGAGGTAAATGTTTCTGACATTGAATCACAAGAGGACTTGAACAATCGTGTTAAAGCGGCGGCTTTCATCGGAACACTTCAAGCGGGTTATACTGACTTCCATTACTTGAGAGACATTTGGAAACGCACTACTGAAAAAGAAGCGTTGATTGGTGTGTCAATGACAGGTATCGGTTCTGGTGTTGTATTGGGTTATAACATGAAAGAAGCGGCAAAACTTGTTAAAGAAGAAAATGCGAGAGTTGCTGAGTTGATTGGTGTTAACAAGTCGGCTCGTACAACTACCGTAAAACCTGCAGGGACAACATCTCTGACATTGGGAACATCTTC